TTAGAAGAAAATAAAGAAGAAATATCTGATGAGGAGTGGTTACTTAATACTACAGAATCATTTTGTCAAGATAAATCCATTTATAATGCTATTATGGAGAGTGTTCAAATCATTAGTCCTAATAGTAAAACTAAAGATGATAAGGGGAAGATACCAGAAATTCTCACAGATGCTTTAGGAGTAACATTTGATCCTCATATTGGACATGATTATATAGATGATAGTGACGATCGTTATAATTTTTATCATAAAGTTGAGGAAAAGATTCCTTTTGATTTAGAATATTTTAATAAAATTACAAAGGGTGGATTACCAAGAAAGACATTAAATATCGCATTGGCAGGAACAGGTGTAGGTAAATCATTGTTTATGTGTCATGTTGCGGCTAATTGTTTAAATGAAAGTAGAAATGTATTGTATATTACATTAGAAATGGCAGAAGAAAAGATTGCAATGAGAATTGATGCGAATCTTTTAAATATTTCTATGGATGATATTACTGATTTACCAAAGGCTATTTTTGATCAGAAAGTTGCAAAGCTGAAAAGTAAGGCTAAAGGAAAATTAATTATAAAAGAATATCCAACTGCCGCAGCCGGAACTCAACATTTTAGAAGTCTTTTAAATGAATTGGCTTTAAAGAGAGATTTTAAACCAGATATTATTTTTGTTGATTATTTAAATATATGCACTTCTGCAAGAATTAAAGCGGGCGCATATGTAAATTCTTATTCATATATTAAATCTATTGCGGAAGAATTGAGAGGTCTTGCCGTTGAATATAATGTTCCTATTATGTCAGCTACTCAAACCACGAGAAGTGGATTTACTTCTACAGATATTGGATTAGAAGATACGTCTGAATCTTTTGGTTTACCTGCCACGGCTGATTTCATGTTTGCCATAATATCTACCGAAGAGCTTGAAGAATTGGGTCAATTTTTAATTAAACAGTTAAAAAATAGATATAGCGATCCAATATATAATAAAAGATTTATGATTGGGGTGGATAGAAAGAAAATGAGATTATTTGATCTTGAGGAATCTGCTCAAACGGGCATTAATGATGTTGTTGACAGTAGTAAAAAGGTCAAAAAGACTGATGAATATGATGATGTTCCTTCCGCAGAGAATACTGAAAAAAAGAAAGACTTTGAGAAGTTTAATTTTAACTAAATATAGCAAATACCTATTACTATTACGGAGACTATTATGTGGTTTACTGAGAAATCAAAATTTGAAAATTTAAATAAAGCCGTTTTGCAGGTAGTTAATCCTTCCGCAAACCCACCTGACCCCCATGAAGAAGATGTTCAACCAGAAGTGTCACCAGAAGAACAAAGAACTCCTGATGAAAATGCAGAAGTTTTACAAGAAACTGTAGATGAGAGCCTAGAATTACAAGTAAAGATGGCATTGTCTGATATTAATGTAGAAGGCAAATGGAAAAAAGGAAAACTTCATGTTCCAGCGAAACATGTAGATAAAGTTGATAAGCATTTAAGAAGTCAAGGAGTTAAAGATACTTTTCATATCATGGGTGAAGAAAATAAGTCAAACTTTGCTGATGCAATAGCGAAATTTAAGAAGAGGGGTGGAAAAGTGAATAAAATGCCAGATTCCCCTAATTATGGAAATTATGGACATGGAATGTCTAAAAAAGATAAAGAAGATGCAAAAAATATTATAAAGTATCGAGATGAAAAAGGATATGCACTAAAGAAATGAAAACGTTTAAGTCTTATCAGGAAACAGAACTTGTAGAAGGATCATCAGATACAGCAGATATGTATGCATTGATGGTGAAGGGGTTGAAATCTATGCCTGGTTCACCAAAACAAAAAGAGATCATCAAGCAGATAAATGTCATACGAAAAAGAATGGGTATGAAATTGATGAAAGAAGATTTCAATTTTGATGAAGCATCAAAATTACCACCTCATCTCGCAAAGTTCTTTGACAAAAAAGGTAATCCAAAACCAGAAGTTGCAGCACGTATGAGAAAAGGTAGAGCACTACGAGGTGTAGAAATAACAGATGTAACGCCTAAGGGATATGGTCCTAAAGAAGAATTAGAACTTGGTGAAGTTGATGATCGAAGGGCGCGAAGTGAAAGAGACGCAGTAAACAAAATTTCAAAAAAAGAATCTGAATGGGCGAAATCGAAACGTCTCGATAAAGATATGGAAAACAAGTATGAAAAAATACATCAAGAACGAGATAAACGTTATATAGAGCAACAGAAAAAACAAAAGCAAGAAGAAGTTAAGCTTGAGGAAATGCCCAATAGAAGAAATATGGAAAGGATTAATTCTCTATTGAAGAAACATTCTGGAAAATTTAAATGGAGAGATGATACATTACATGTTGAAAAGGGAATAGAACGTGGTGTTAAGAGAACACTTTCTAAAGCTAAAAATGATGTGCATGACCCGTTAGATCATCCAACAATTAAAGTTTCTGATAATCCAATGAGAGAAAATAAAAATTATAAACAATTTGAGAAAAATAAAAGTAATGTTTCAAAAAAGGATTCTATGAAAGAGGTTGAAAAATCCAATAAAGCCCAAGCAGGAATTGAAGAAGCACGAAAACCATATGACATATATCATCCAACTTTTTCCGCAGCAGTTCAACATGCAAAAGATCACACCAAAAAAGCTCATGGTTTTGATGTAGATCAAGATTCATGGGACAGAGAAGTTACATTTGGGCAAAGAAAACCATCACCCGGCAAAACCGCTATCAAAAAGGTCAATTTAACAAAGGATGGTAAATCTGTTAAAAAAAGATTACACATGCAGATTTATGGAATGGATAGTGGTAAATATGAATTAAACAAGTATGTTGAAGATTATGACGGCCCAATTGAAAATATCGCAAAACAAATATTAACAGAAGGTAATGGTCTTACTAAAGCAGATATTGCAGCGATGGCTAAAAAATTACGAGTACCACTTATTGATATTATAAATTGGGATCATGGTCCTGGTGCAGGAGGAAAAGAATGGCTCATTACATTAAGAGGTGGTGAACATTTAGAATATATGGAAAAAAGTGGAATAGTAAAAATCCCCAAAGCAGCAAATCCCAATATGAAGGCAATGAAGGATTATTTAAAAAATATGAAAAGTATTGGTGGAGAAGCACCAGGAAAAATCGCAGATGTAAAATTAGGGAAAAATTATCTCATCGGCGGATTAGAAAATGCCTTCAAACTCCTTTCTAGATAACTCAAGAGACAATTTTTATAAACATAAATAGTTATAATCTTTAATTATAGCAGGATATTGAGTTATGCCACAATCATTTAATCAATTTATAAGGGAAGAGCCAGGCCCTTATATAGATAAAGACTCCAAATCAAAAGAAGCACACGCATATCATGTAGATCAACATGCCCATCACACAAAGCAGCAAAAAGATAAGAAACATCAAGGATTTAAACAATTAAGAAGAGGTGTAATATATAAAAGTAATAGTGGTTCTTGGGTTGGTGTTAAAAATGGTGAAAATAAAAGAGAATATTTTAATGATGCAATCCATGCTACAGCTTGGGTTAATGGAACTCATCCGGCAGGTGGTGAAGAAATTCAGAAATTAGATAGAAAAACCCAACAGAAAGATGATAAAGCTGAGAAACATGGTTATAGTAAAGATGAAGTCCCGCACGATTTTCGACATCCCTCTGAATCAAAAAAGACAAGAGTAAAATCTGACATTCAAAATGCAAAAACTGTAGTTAAAAAATCAGAGAAAAAAACAACAGTAAAAGAAAAAACATCCGATCAAAAAAATAAACATAGACAAACTGAAACAGTAAGTATTGAAGATGCACAAAATAGTGATAGAGTGAATGAACCAATTGGTAAAGGAAAAAACTTAGAAGAATTTTTAGGTAATATCAAATTTGCCACACAAGGCCCCCCACCACCTAGATTTAAAATTCCAAATAGTTTACGTGGCAAAAAAGTATCATCTAGAGTTTTTGATCTTATTGAAAGAATGGCAAATTGTGAAGCTCGTGGTGCGGCGTCAGGAAAATATCAGAATTATTCAGATGTTAAAGGCGGTGCTGGTAAAATCTTTGCTCAAGCTGGGGAATTGATGGCAATGGCTATGTCAACAATGGATGATAAAAATGCTGATCAATTTAGAGATGTTTTAAAAAAATATAATGAAGATTTAGAAAATACATACCCTGATTATAAAAAAGATAAAAAAGGGAAAATAAAAAGGAAAAAAATAATTGATGATTCTTGGGTTGATGCGGCACACGGAAATAGAAAAGCAATTCATAATTATTTGAAAAAAGAATATGGAGAGGGAGCTGAAATAGAGTTTGGTTGTTGGGATACAAAAGAAGATGTTGAGGCTATGTGGGGAGAAGGTTATGATGAAAATAAAGGATATTCAACAGATGTTTTTTTCAGAGTTAAAGGAAAAGGTGGAAGTTTCCTTCATGAAGTTTCATTAAAAAAATCCACACTTGTAAACTTTTTAAATTCCGGCACAGGAAAATTTGAAGATTGGGATGATAAGTTACCAGATAATATTAAAGGATCTTTATTTGGTGAAAATCAAAGAAATAGATTGGTAGAAGCAGTAACTAAACATTTTGATAAAATTAATCCCAATGAACCACCTTTATCAGACTTAATGAAGACAAAAGGTGTTGGTGATTTAAAAGAACTGATAACAAACAAGAAAGAGGGTGGAAAATGGGATTTAAATAGAGATAAATCAAAAGTATTGTTGACGGCATTAAATCAAGTAGCGCAGGCTGGTGATAAAGAAGCTAAACAATTTCTTAAAGACCATAGACAAGTTAGCCAAGATTATCAAAATGCGGCAGTAGAAGCGATACTAGAAAATCCCAAATTAACAGAAGGAATGATGACTGATATCAAGGGCAATTTTCCATTGAAGGGTGTTTCTGAAAGGGAAGAAGTTATGGCAATTGGAGATCTTTCTTTAGATCCACATACAATGAAACATATATTTGGTACAGATGATTATAGTCAAATAAGTGAACGTTTTGAACCATTGAAAGATAAAAATGGAAATCCTTATATTGGATATAATGTTGAAGGTTCAGATGAAGTTATTCCTGTTGCGGGTATTGGAATTAGAGAAGATGGAAATGGATATGGTGGTCAATTTAAATTTGAAATGGTATTACACAAAGGTTTTGCTGAACATCTAAAGAATGCTAATGACGCAATTTATGGAAATAAAAAACAAGATGAACAGGTTAAATATAAATCTATAGCACACGGTATTCATGAAATCCTTCAAACAACTAATACATGAAAATGATCTTGCGGCAACACTTTCTACTGATGTAAGAAATGCGGTCAAACGAGGTGGCGGTAAGATATATCAAATTGGTGGTGCGGTAAGAGATGAAATTTTAGGAAAAATATCAAAAGATTTAGATCTTTTAGTGGTTGGCATAGAATTAGAGGCTTTAGGTAAAATTTTGCAACCATTTGGAAAGGTAAATCTAGTTGGAAAATCTTTTGGTATTATTAAGTATACACCAGAGGGGGGTTCCGGAGAGATTGATATTTCAATTCCTAGAATAGATTCAAAAAGTACGGGAAAAGGACATAAGGATTTTGAAGTCAAATTAGGAAAGGGAATTACACTTCAACAAGATCAATTAAGAAGAGATTTTTGGATTAATGCTCTTGCAAAGGATTTGGATACAGGACAAGTAATTGATATAGGTCGAAAGGGTATGACGGATTTGAAGAAAAAAGAAATCCGTATGATTAGTCCAGTTGCATTTGAAGAAGATCCATTGAGAATGTTGCGTGCAGTACAGTTTGCGGCAAGATTTGAATTTAAGATTGAATCAAAAACATTTGAAGAAATAAAGAAAAACGCAAAGTCTATATCAACAGTTTCAGCAGAGAGATTTCAAGAAGAGTTTCGTAAGATGTTTACTAAAGCAGAGAAACCTAGTATTGGAATTAAATTATTATTTGATACAGGATTAATTGATCATATTTTACCACAATCAAATTTAAGAAAAATTGATCTTGCATCAATTGATAAACTTGATAAAAAAGCATTTCCCGCATTTATGGGAATGTTAATGAATGGATATGGTTCAAATGCAGGAAAAGAGGTTATAAGTAAAATGAGATTATCAAATAATGATGCTGATGCAGTTCAAAGTGTAGTCACATATACAGATAACTCTCCATTTTTAGAAAAAAATGATTTTAAACTTGTCCAATTTATAAAAAATGTTGATAATAAAGGTATCGCAAATATAGATGAATATTTAAAGGTAAAGAATAGACCTACTCTTTCTAGTAGACTTAGAAGAATGACGGTGACATCAATTAAAGATCTTTCAATTGGAGGAAGAGATTTAATGGGAATAGGACTGAAAGGGATACAAGTAGGAGATGCTCTCAACCACGCTCTTGAATTTGCAGTTAAAACTGGTAAAAATAATAAATTAGAATTATTGAGAGCAATCAAAAATAAATATAACATTAGAGAAGAAGTCAAGGTT